CGGAGGCTGGGCTGCCCTCGCCGCGATCGGTCTCGTTGTTCCGCACCTTCGGCGACTCGGCCTCCTGGCCCGGCCCGGCAGCGCCACCGATCGGGGAGCCGCCGCCGCCGCCGGCCATCCCGGTCTGCGCGGCCATCTGCGCGAACTCCATCATGGTCTTCTCCTGCTGGAGCTGCATCAGCTCGACCTTGCGGTAGTGCTCCGCGACGTGGGCGCGCGCGCGGGCGGCCGTGCCTGGGCTGGCCTGTTCGAGCTTCGCGAACCGCTCGCCGCCCATCGTCTCCATGTGGCTCAGGATGTGCCGCATGTCGTTGTCGTCAGGCTTGCGCGGCGGCACGTTGCCGTGGAACCACAGCTCCTCCTCCTCGGTCGGCGTGAGGAGCCCCGCGTTCTCCTGCGGGATCGTGAGGAACTCGTCCACGTTGCGGATGTCGAAGCCCTGCTCCAGGATCATCGCGAGCAGCGGGACCATCTTCACCGCGTTCGGGCCATACATCTGGTTGATGATCGGCGCGCGGTCCAGGATGTTGACGAGCTGCTGGACCTGGGTCTGCTTCGTCGTGAGCTTGTGGCTCGCGAGCGGCTGCACGAGGAAGCGGCCGAGCACGTCCTCGGGGCGGATCTCGTAGCGGTCGTGGAACCGCATCCCCATCGGGCCGACCTCGCGCACGATCTTCTCGTAGGAGAGGAACTGCTGGTTGTTCCAGGTCATCTGGTCCAGCATCGGCTTGACCACCTCCTCCTCGAAGTTGAAGACCATCGGCACGAGGCGCATGTTCGCCTCGTCGACCTCAGCCATGTGCTGGGTCGCGGTCTTATCCTTTGCGAAGGGGTCGCCCGCGCCCATCGACGGAGACGTCGCGCCGGTGGTCTCGCGGATGTCCTTGGTCAGCACGTTCTCGGCCTTGAGCGCAGAGTCGGACACCTGCGCGGACGAGAGCGGCATGATCGACTTCGACGGGTCGGGCACGCGGAGCACGAGCCCAGGCTGCGCGAGGAGCTGGCCGTCGGGGAGGTTCGCGTCGTCGGCGACCGCCCACATCGGGTTCGCTTCGAGCTGCGCGGAGGCCATGAGCAGGTTGCGCTTCATGTCCTTCTCCATCGACATGCGCGCGATCATCTCCAGGCAGCCGATGCCGTAGAACTCGTCCTCCAGACTGATCGGCCGCCACGCTTGGTAGGGCTTCTGCCGGTGCCAGAACGGGTTCACCGTGACGCGGACGATGAGCTGGAGCGAGTCCGGCTCGATCATCACCACGTTGCACATCTTGGTGACGTAGCTGCCGTTGTTGTCCTGGATGACCAGGGGACCCCACCAGTCCAGCACCTCGTAGTGCGGGATGTGCGGCGCCCAGCTCGCCTCGCGCGGGTCGAACACCCCGTAGGCGTAGCTCTTCCGCTCCTTGAACTCGTCGCCGAACGAGGTGTCGCTCGATCCGGGGTGATCCTTGAGGGCCTCCAGGTTCCGCCAGTGGCCCATCTCGCCCATCAGCTTGACCTTCCAGTCAGGCCACGAGCTGCGGTCCGCGCACCACTCGGCGTCCTCGATGCTGCTCGCGTTCGGCGAGGTCAGGAAGTCGAAGATGCTGACGTTCTCGGTGGTGTTGCCGTCGAACACCAGCTCCTTCTGCTTCACCTCGGTCAGCTTGACCTCGGACCCCATCCCGTTCTTGCGGGGGACGCGCTTCCCGGTGCGGTAGCGCATCTCGTCGGCTTCCTGCTTCCAGTAGCACTTCTGGATCGCGGTGCCGTAGATCAGCCCGTCGCGAACGAAGCGGGCGATCTTGTCGATGAACCTCGACTCGCGAAGCTGGTCGCGGCAGAGCACCTCCTGACACTTCGCGCTGTTGTCGTCCGAGCCGTCCTTGCCGTAGAGCTTGAACCACCGCTCGTTGCTGAACAGCGAGCGCATCAGCTTCGGGTGGAACGTCTCGACCGCCTTGTAGGGCTCGGGCGAGTGCATCCGCGTGCGGCCGTAGCTGAACTGATCGAGCGTCTCGCCGCGGTAGAGGCGGTAGAGGATCAGCCACTTGTTGCGGAGGAACTCCATGACGTTGAACACGTCCTTGAGCCCCGCGCCGACGGCCATCTTCGCCTGCTCGACGACGAACCTGTTGCCGGCGAGGTTCGGGAACCCCACCGACTCCTCGTAGAGCCGCGCCGTCTTCGCGATGTTGGTCCCGTCCTTGAACGGGTCCTCGATCAGCGTGGTCGGGCCTGTGACGGGCTTCGAGCCGGGTAGCCGGCTGTAGGTCCCCATGCCGCGTCCGGTCGCGCCAGCGAAACCTCCGCGGGGGTTCGGTGGTGATCCACCGGCGACAGTGCCGCCAAGGCCCGGTTGGCTCATCGCTTCTTACCAGTCCCGCAGGGATTGCTCTTCATCTGCGTGAACGGGTCGATCGCCTTGATCTGGGCGAAGTTGCTCGACCGCTTGAACATCGACACCTTGCGGGTCTCGTTCGTCTCGTGGTTGAGCCCCGCCGAGGGCTTCTGCTTCGTCTTCATCGACCACCTCCAGCACCTTGTAGACCGGACCGTTGAAGCCCGGCCACAACCTGACGCGGCCAGGATACCGCGACTGATACCACCGTAGCCAGTGGATCGCCCGCTCGGTGTCGTAGATGGAAGACCGGCGCGTCACCGGATTCTCCCTCCCGAAGAAGTAAGTGCTGCCCGACGCCAGGGTAAACCCGATCGCGTAGATCGGATCGCAGCCCATCAGGTGGGCCGTCTGGATCATGTAGCAGAGGGAGTTCCCGCCTGGGTGATAGGGGTCAGTGATCCGCTTCGGGAGGAACGGCTCGACGATCGCCGGGCGGTAGACGCCGTCCTTCGTGCGCGTGCCACCCTTCGCCGGCGCGATCGAGATCTCGCTGATCGGCCACCGCACCTGCCCCACCGTGCGAAGCGCGTTCGAGCCCGCGACCGAGTAGGGGCCGCCCCCGAAGATGTGCTTGCTGGCGATCACAGCCAGGGTGTCGGGGCATCGAGCGAGGTGCTGTCGCTCGCTCTTCCAGACACCCTGGTCAACGACATGCCAAGCTGAGGGGACCAACGCTCGGAGTGTCCAGTTCGACCCGAGAACGAGCTGATTCCGCGCGGCCCGCAGTCCTGTGGAGTCAACCAGTCCTCCGGCGCCCCCAAGGAGGAAAGCTGGCTGTCCACGAGCGACTTCTGAAAGCCAAGTCGGATCAGAACCTCGGCGGCGCGGTGCTGGTAGCTGTGCCGCCTCGAAACCAGGGTCGAACATGCTCTGCCGATCTCTTCCGCTTCGCGCGGGTGGTTGATGTAGTGCTGGACCAGCTCGAAGAAGTGCTCGGGCGAGTCCGCCTGCGGCGCCATCGGGAACATCCGAGCCAGCTCGGATCGGTGGTTGTCGCTGACGACCAGGGTGCCGCAGGAGGCCATCTCCAGGAAGCGCGGGTTGACGTGCGACGCCGGTAGGTTGCCGTCGTTCCAGAAGCCGGTGCCGGGCCGGCGGGGGAGTTGAGAGGCGAGGGTCAGGCCCTTGGGCACCGCCTCGTTGCCCCTGCCGAGCACGCGCTTCTTGAAGCACTCGTCCGTGATCTCGGGCGCGCGGTGGACGTTCAGCCCGACGATGCAGTTGGCGTAGAAGAGCGGGTGGTCGCGCAGCGAGATCCACTTCGGGTGCCCCTTCCCCGTCGGCTTGAAGAAGCGGATGTCCGCGCCCTCGATGAGCCTGCTGACCGGCTCCAGCCACGCCTTGCGCGGGACGAGCGCCGCGTTGCCGAGGAAGAAGGCAGGGATCTCGCGGATCAGCTCGCCGTCGTCGTCGAAGTAGGGGCGGTAGTGGAAGTGCGCGGTGTCCACACCGGGCGGCAGGTAGTAGACGCAGTCGCGGTTCTGCCTCGACAGCCGGTGCGCCTCGACGGTGCAGGCGTCCATCGTGAAGACGTGCTTGAACCGCGGCGAATACTTGCAGGTCTCGCCGCTCTCGTAGGGCTCGTCGCAGAGGTAGACCACCGTCTCGACGCCCTCGCGGTGCAGCGCACCGAGGAACTCCGGGTTCGACGCCGCGCGGCCGTGGTGCGCGAACACGACATGCGCGCCCCAGCCCGCGATCGACTGGCCGAGGGTCTTCGCCGTCCCTGGCATCGCCGTCGATCGGTAGGGCGACCGCGCGCCCTGGTTGAGGCGGCGCAGGACCGAGATGTCGAAGACCTTGACCTCCTTGACTAGAGGTCGAAAGCCGTTGACCCACCCCTGGCGGTAGTCGTCCGAGTAGATGAGGCCGGAGTCGTCTGCGATGGCGATCTTGAGGGGGCCGCCGCGACCGATGGTTCTCGCCACGCGAGGTGCTCCTTGTGCTCTGTGAGGCCGTAGTTGACCCCGCCGTGGTGCCACGCGCTGCATCCGGTGCGGAGGGCCACGCTGGCGAGGTGACGGATCGGGTCCGTCGTGGTGCCGAGCAGGGTCGCCTTGAAGAAGCGGCCCGACACGGCGGCGAATCGCACCCCGTCATCGGGCGCGCGGTGGATCTGTCGCTTCACCGGAGCGATCGACGTGCTCGACGTGTTCGGCAGCGTGTCGATGACGCAGGCCAGATGGTCGACCTGGAAGACGCGGCTGATCTTCGCGACCCACTTCTTGTCCCGCAGGCGGACCTCGGGCCGGGCGATCACCACGAACTGCTGGCGCACCTCCTTGCGGGCGTCGCCGATGCAGGCGTTCAGGTAGACCGGGATCGTGTTCTGCATCAGGACGTGGTCGACGGCGGAGAGCGCGGACTGGACCTCGCCGATCTCCTTCTGCGTGCCGCCGTCGAGCACCGCGATCACGCGGACGTCTGCCTCAGTGGAGTCGAGCAGGGACTCGACGAACCCCCTCACGAGGTCGGCGTTAGCCGCCGGGATGGGTAGAACGATGTCGATCACGGATGGCCTCATCTTGGAGCTTGGCGCCCTCAGTGGCGACACAGCGTCGCTGACACCTCCGGGAGCAGAACACGACCTGGGCACGGCCGAGGCGCACCGAGGCACGCTGGGGGCCGGCGGGGAGCATGACGTCTCGCCCACACCCGCGGCAAGGGATCGAGGTCACGTCGTTCGACGGATCGCTCACAGGACCCAGCCCTCGTCGACCGGCTTGCTGGGGGGCCGAGGCTGCGCGCGGACCGGCACGGCCTCGCCGACGTTGCCCTCGTCGTCGACCTGGAAGGTGACGTTGTCGAGGTTCTGGGCAGGATCCTGGAGACGGGCGAACGGCGAGCGTGGGTTCACGTCGCCCGCCGAGGCGACCTCCCGCTGGCTCGCGAGGATCTCCTCGCGGGACCGAGCGGCGAAGCGGTAGGAGCCACCGACTGCCAGGGGCATCTCGTTGGTGGCTACGACACCGGCCGAGGTGAAGCGCGAGACACCGTTCGTCACCGCCGCTCGCACCGCCTCCATGATCTGAAAAATCCACTCCTGCTCGCCGTGATGGTTCAGGAGGATCCGTCCCACCGCGTCGGCGGCGGCGTCGGCCTCTGGAAGATGTCGCTGTTTGCGCTCTTGGACGGGTCGGCGTTGCCGAGGAACCCCTGCCCCTTGCCCGATGATCTGCGCCATAGGTCGTGCTCGTGTTCCTGCTTGTGAAACTGCTCGGCGGGGTAGTCGCGCTCGGGGTTGTAGCGGCCGTTCACCATGTTTGGGACGTGCTGCCGAGCGATCGCCATGCGCCACCCGGCCGGCGGCGCCGGACAGAGGAACTTGCCCTCCTTGTCCGTCTTGTGCAAGTCGCTGATCGCGTCCGGGATGTCGTCGTGGGTCGAGAACGGCCACTCGGTCATCTCGTCGATGAGGGGCTTCCACTTCCGCCAGCTCTCCTTGAGGTTGCGGCAGAAGTAGATGTTGCCGTTGCGGAAGGTGGGCTCCACCGCCTCGATGCGGATGTCCTTGATCTCCTGGCTGCGGCCGGGCACCGGGATGATCTTCGGGCGGATGAACGTGTTGCGCCGGATCTCCTCGAACAGCGACGCGATCAGCTCCTTGTGCGCGGTGTCCTCGACGACGATGCCCTTGAGGTTGAACTTCTGGTAGCGGTCCCAGAGGTCGCAGGCGATCCGCACCGAGTCGCTCGGCTTCCAGCGCCCGACGTAGAAGTCGCGCACGTAGGCGACGCGGTTGCAGTCGAAGCTCACGACCCAGAACGCCGTGCGGTCCGCGCGCCCCTTCTTGCGCTCGTCGGCGATGAACGCGAAGTCGGTGAAGAGGTAGGTCCAGACGTGCTGCGGGACGTCCTCCTCCTCGATCACGCGGAAGTATTCTGGCCGGAAGATCTGCTCGTCGCCGGTGGTCGGCTTGTTCTCGTAGTAGCAGGCCCACTGGCGCGGAGGCATCAGCGCCTTCTGCGCCATCACGAACTTCGTCGTCAGGCGGCCGGGGAAGAAGAGCGTGCCGTCGTCGTTCTTCCAGCCGTGGATCGACGTCTCGAAGAGGCGGCGCATGGCCGGCTCCTTGAGGATCTTGCAGTAGATGTCGGCGTAGTGGTGCAGCGTGCCGATCATCAGCAGCTTGCAGGCCGGGTCGAGCTGCGCGAGCACCTCGCCGAACCAGTGCCACAGGCTCTCGATCGACTCCGGCGTGCGCGTGTTCTCCTGCGACACGACGTCGTCCATGATGACGAAGTCCCAGTGCGAGCCCGTCCAGACCTCGCCGGCGCCCGCCGCCTGGAGCGTCGACTCCTTGCGGTGCTTGACGGTCCGCAGCGCGCTCGTGAAGGAGCCTGAGCCCTCCTTCCAGTCCTTGCCGCGGTGCGTGCCGAACCGCTCCTTGAACCACTGGGAGTCGATGATCTTCATCGCCTGCCCGACGAACTTCCGCGCCTGCTTGCCCGTCTCGGAGCACACGCAGATGCGGATGTTCGGGTCGCACGCGACCAGCCAGCAGACCATCCCGACGTCGAAGACCGCGCTCTTGAACGAGCCGCGCGGCCAGAGCTGCATCTTGTAGAGGAAGCCGTAGCCGACGTCCGACTCCTCGTCCTCGTATTGGGTCCAGTTCAGCATCTCGTGCGCGCCGATGCCGTGCGGCTTGAGCTGCGCGTCGGGAGCCGCGCCGGAGTCGCGGACGAAGTCGATGAACCCGTCGATCGTGCGGTAGTAGCTCGCCTCTTCCTGGAGCCGATACTGACGCAGCTCCTCGGGCTGGAGGTTTCTCAGGTTGTCGGGAAGACCGCCGCCCACCGGAACCGGATCCTCTTCGTGTTGTGCTTCTTCGCCC